GCCACAGCCACAGCCACAGCCACAGCCACAGCCACAGCCACAGCCACAGCCACAGCCACAGTTCTATCCACAGAACTATCAGCAGTCACAGACACCGGTGCAGGGTGTGCAGGGATATACACAGCAGTTTCCACAGGCACAGCCACAGGCGCAGGCATATCCACAGACACAGACACAGCAGGCAAGACAGATCGGAGATCAGAATGATGTTTTGATTGCACTTAGAAATCTCACAAGTGCGGTACAGAGTAACAACGTTAATCTGATGCAGAACGCAGTTCCGAAACAGGTTACAACCGAAGATGCTATTGCTAGCATTATCAATCCACCAAATTATGAGGGATTAGCAGGGGGTGAAAAATAATGGCGAATACATTAAGTTTCGATCAGATCAGCACAGTGCTGAATGATATCGTGAAACAGGCAACAGGTGTTGAAACAATGAAAGCAACGGACACAAGTTCGTTCGTAGCACAGGCGCAGACAGCGTTACTTGTGGGTAATGACAGGATTATGAACAGCATTTCTCAGGTATTAGACAGGACGATCTTTTCCGTAAGACCATACAACGCTAAATTTAAGGGACTGAGAAGAACTACACAGCAGTGGGGAAACCATGTGCGTAAGTTGGGGATGCTGGACGATGATTGGGAAAACGATCAGAGACAGCCACTTGATGATGGCACAGCGGTCGACATGTACAAAATCAAAAAAGGCAAAGTTTTACAGACCAATTTCTACGGCGGTCAGGTATTCCAGAGACACAGGACTTATTTCAGAGATCAGTTGGATCAGGCGTTTCGTAATCCGGACGAGTTCGGTCAGTTTATTTCCATGTATACTCAGAACACGATGGATATGATCGAACAGGCACATGAGAGCATGGCAAGAGCATGCGTTGCAAACTATATCGGAGCTAAAAATATCTGGCATGCAGGAGTTACTGCAAGTACTGCTGGGTATACGGGAGAGCATGTTGTTAAGTTGCTCACGATGTACAATACCGAGAACGGAACAACGTTAACCGCTAATGATGTAAGAAAAGCGGAGAATTTCCCGAGTTTTTATAAATGGGCTTGTGCTAAGATCATGACTTACATGGACTTTTTCACAGAGAGAACAACTCGATTCCATGCGAATATCACGGGAAAAGAGATTGCACGGCATACTCCGCTGAGTATGCAGAACATCATGATTTTTAGCCCAGATCTTCATACCGCAGATACAACGGTTCTGAGTAACACGTTCCATGACCAGTATCTCAAAATTGCGACAAATGAAAAGGTTAATTTCTGGCAGACACTTGACAGTCCGATGGATATTAATGTAACGCCTTCATTTATGAATCCGGATGGAAGTGTAGAAAAGGGAGGAGCTCAGGCAATGAGCAACATCTTTGCCGTACTGTTTGATGAGGAGGCTATGGGGCTTACTACGATCAAACAGTGGAGTAGCACAACGCCTTTCAACAGCGCAGGTGGTTACTGGAATATTTACTATCATTTCACAGATCGTTATTGGAACGATCTTACAGAGAATGGACTTGTTTTTGTTCTGGAATAGGAGGAAATAATAATGGCGGTAACAGTCAATTTTAAGACAGCGAGCAAAAGAGTTAATTCTACAGGAGTTGTCGGCGGTGATGTTACCGCCGTTTCCTGTAATATAAATGAGCCATGTTCTATTGAAAATCCACAGATCATACTGAGAAATGGAGGCAGTGCCCCGTCATGGAATTACTGTGAGATTGTAGAATTTAATCGTTCATACTGGGTTGAGGATTGGGAGTATAGAAACAATACATGGATTGCACATTGCGTTGTGGATGTGTTAGCCACGTATCGTGATACAATACAGGCAAGTAATTTGTTTTTTATCAGAAGCTCAACGAGTTTTGATGGAGATGTGATGGACACTTTATATCCAACGCTGTCGACGCCAGTTAAGAAAAGAACCGTTGTTAATGATGGTTTATTTCCGGTGGCTGAGTATGGTTTAAATCAGGGGTATTTTGTTTGCGGAATTGTAGGAGAAGATGGACTTACAAATTTCTATGCTTTTATTCCCACTAATTTCGCAGATTTTTGCTCAAAGATATTTTCTACTCTTGATTGGGCGAACATCTCAGGTCAGCAGATCACGGATAGTTTGCTAAAATGTTTGTTCAATCCGTTTCAATATCTGACAAGTGTTATGTGGTTTCCTTGTGAAAATGTTGGTGCAGGAAGTACGCAGGTTTCAGAGGTTAAGTTTGGTTTTTGGTCTTGCGATGTGACTGCGTTGAAGTTGGGTAATAAGCCTTTTTATAGCAGGTCTTTTGAAATGCCAGTTTCACAGCATCCACAAGTTTCACGTGGAACATTTCTTAACGCTTCACCATTTCGCAGGATTCAGTTAACCATTGACCCATGGGGAACGTTCGATATTGACGGGGGAAAAGTTGCAAGTGCTAAAAGCGTAACAGTCAGTGAAACTATTGACTGTATGAGCGGAGTTGGTGTTATGTCCGTGAGCGCAGGAGGTGTTACGCTGTATAGTGGATATGCACAAATTGGAGTTAACATACAGGTGAGTGATTTACGGGCGAATATCATCGAAAGTGGAAGTAGTTTATTAAGTAGCATCGGGAATTTATTTTCGGGCAATTTTTTGGGAAGTGCGTCAGGAGTTGCAAATGCGGTTGAGAGTGCAATACCTGATGTACATACAAGAGGTGTCAATGGTACGTTGTTATCAATAGCACGCATACCTTTCGTTATTGAAACGTTCTATAAGATCACGGATGAAGACCTAGCGGATAATGGCAGACCTTATATGAAGAATGGAACAATGCAGGAGTTAGGCGCTGGGTATTATGTGGTTGAAAATGGTTCGATTAATGTACAAGGAGCAACCAGAAACGAAAAAGAACAAATCAAGCAGTTTCTTGAGGGGGGTGTATATTATGCGTAGCTTTCCTGCAAGCAATATTTCAATGTTTGTCGCACTTATGACAAGTGCTAACTCAGGGCAGAACCCATGGGGATCTGGTGGCGCAGGTGGAATCGGTGGGTTGATGCTACAAGCGTGGCAATGGATCGTTGACCGTTGCAATGCTCCAGACGTAGGATACAATCAGGACTACAGAAATGAGCAAACAGTCAATGGAATAACTTACTATGATTGTAGCTCTTTAATCTTCTATGGGCTGGGGCATGCAGGTTTTGAAGTCAATTTGACAGCATGGCCGTTCACCACGGATTCAATGCCAACGATACTGAAAAATCTCGGTTTTGAGGAAATAATATTACCTGCCGATTATACTGATTTCAAATTTCAAAAGGGTGATATTCTGTGGATACATGACACTTCACTCGGAGGTCATCAACACACAGAAATGATGTATGATGAAACACACTCTATGGGTGCGCACAGCAAAAAACTTCCATTGCCTGATCAGGTGAGTATTAATACATACACAGTGTGGGAAAGTACGATACACTATTGGAGAGTGTATAGATGGCCTTTTTCCGGTGGTGATTGGCAGGTTGGAGGAAACAGTGAGTATTTTGGTAATCCCACCGCTAACCTGTGTGGAAACAACGAAAAAGCAATAAATAACGCAACTGTAATTTTAAATTATTTAAAAGCGCAGGGATGGAGCGTAAATGCTATTGCAGCTCTTTGCGGAAATATTCAACAGGAAAGCACTTTCAATCCTGCATTGATTGAAATTGGAGGTACTGGACACGGGCTTGTGCAATGGACACCGCCGACCGATCTGTATAATGTTCTTGATGTGTTATATGGAAGTCATGATGATTGGTATGATGGTCAGAAACAAATGAGTGTTATTTTTGCAGAGTTTCAGCAAAGTTCTGGAATTAAAAACTGGGGTATCGAGCCACAATGGTATAGTACAAGTGCGTACCCTTTGAGTTGGAGGGAGTGGAGTGTTAGCACACAGGATGCAGGATATCTGGCACTTGCTTTTCAGGCAAACTATGAAAGACCTGCTAGTATACATCAGGAACGTGCCGGATATGCTAGAGCGTGGTTTAATTATTTTAATAATTTGTAGGAGGTGAATATATGTTTGGATGTGATACAGGTGTTGGTGCTCCTGTGATGTATAATTATATCAATCAGTATAATAGTAGCATAAACCCGAGTACTAACCATTGCAAAAATACTCAGTTGTTTTGGTATTTTCAGAGGTATTTGTTACAGAAAGCTATTTCTGTAATGAAGTGGGATGTTCCGGATAACTGGGATAAAGATTATTTTTTGTACTGTTTATATTGTTGGGGCACAGTTGCTATCATCAATACTGACAAGTTTGGTGTGATTCCACAGGGATGCTCACTTAAGGGGTATAACGTTTTTTACAGACCAGCGCAGGCCGTGATTAGCAATCCATTGCTAAAGGGTGTGATTGAGCCCGTGATTGGAGAACAGTGTGTTCTTTTTAAATGTACCGCCGACTATGGTGGGATCATGGATTTAGTAGGAAGATATGCAAATGAAATGGCTATTGCTATGGAATCCTTGGATATGAACGTGATGAACAGCAAGCTTGCGTATGTATTCAGAGCAAGGAATAAAGCAGGAGCGGAAAGTCTGAAAAAAGTCATGGATCAGGTTATGAGAGGTGAATTAGCTGTTTTCTATGACGAGAAATTAAGAATACAGAGAGGGGATCAGACGGAAGAACCGTGGGATTATTTTGTTAATAATCTGAGACAGAACTATATTGCGGGTGATGTTCTGGACACTCTGAGAAGATTGGAAGAACTGTTTTGCACTGAGGTTGGTATTCCATCTGCCAGATCAGATAAGAAAGAGAGAATGATATCTTCCGAAGCTGAGAGCAATGACGTAGAAACGTCAACCAGAATGGAAATGTGGTTGGATGGATGGCAGAAAAGTTGTGCAGATGTTAAAAAGATGTTTGGTGTTGAGGTAAGTGTAAATTGGAGACACAAACCGAGTGAAAATGTTTCACGTGAAACATCTGGAGGTGATGATGATTGAGTTTATTAACCGTTGAGGGATTATATAACTATGATAACACATTGTTTGAAGGGTTTAATGTTCCTGAGGGGATGGTGAAACAGATTGCTATTGATGCAATTTTGATGAGGACGAGAGAGTTGGAGATTTTATATCCAGATTTTACTTACATGAAAAACCGTATTACGATATGGAGTAAAAAATATCAGATCAACTGGAAAAAGTTATATGATACGACAGTATTGGAATATAATCCCATAGAAAACTATGATCGTATGGAAGATTGGACTGATACTGATGATGAAACAACTTCCAGTGCTAGAGATAACACCATAAAAAGCACTAGCACAAATGAAATAATGAACAACGTTAACATAACAGATCAAAATACAGCTTTCAATGCAGGTCTTGCTGATCATGCAAAACAGATTACGGATGGAGATACGACAGAAAATGGTAGCATTACTAATACGGAAAAAGAAAATGTGAACGATGGAAGATCCGGAACGCATACAAGAACAGGACGTGCGCATGGAAACATTGGTGTTACTACGTCACAGCAAATGATACAAAGCGAAAGGGATTTAGTCGTTTTTAATCTATATGATGTAATTGCAGAAAGTTTTATAGAAAACTTTTGTTTAATGATTTATTAATAGGAGGTGTTTTTATATGAGTATGGAAAATTTAGGGCCGTACACTAATTTCCATGAGTTAAATCAAGATTGGTTTTTACAGGAATTTAACAAAGTTATTGCTCAATGGAAAGCAATGCAGAAAAATTTTGACAGTTTGCAGGACGCTTTTAACGATCTTAAAAGTTATGTACAGGATTATTTTAAAAATCTGGATGTACAGGAAGAAATTAATAATAAACTTGATGAAATGTATAACAATGGGGTGTTTGAAGTTTTATTAAATAAATTTGTAAGCTTTACCACACCGGAAATTTTCGGTGCTAAAGGTGACGGGACAACGGATGATACTGAAGCGTTTAAAAAATGTATTGACTATTGCACCGTTAATAACGTAATTTTATTAATTCCTTCTAAAACATATATGGTAACAGATTTATTTCTCCGACATGGTTTGCATATTATAGGTGAAAAACCGCTTTCTTCAATAATAAATATCATTGGCGGTGAAGCCCACGGAGATATCGAAGATAACTATTTATTTAACGGTTGCATTGAGGGCATAACGCTCATAGGTGATAACAGTACACCGAAACAGAACGGTTTTCATTTATCACAAATCAACGGCTACGTGCATAACTGTTATGCTAAACGCTTTAAAGGTAGCGGATTTAAAATAATCCCTTATACCACAAATTATCAGGAGATAGTTAATATAGGCGAAAATCATAGTTTGTGTAACTGTAATGCTAATAATTGTGGTACTGGTTTTGAATTAACAGCTTATGACTCTTTTTACAATAATCTAGTTGCCGGTAGATGCGATAGGGGAGCTTCCATTTCCGCATGTAAAATTGACGGATTACATGTCTGGGGATATTCAAACATCGGAATAGACATATATGGTTCAGTGTTTGGTAATAACATTGAACTTGAAGCATCGCTGACAGCAACACCAACTGGCAGTATAATTTTCCACAATAATAATATTACACTTAACAACTTATATATATGGAACAACAATGTTAAAAATTCATATATGTGGTGTGATAACTGTAATAACTTAACAATAACTAATTTATTAGTCGGTGCGGCAGGAACATTAAACAATGATTATGCTGATCCCACAAGCATTCAGCTTATAGGAGGGACTGTTACAAACATTGTAATGACAGGTATTATTAATGATAGTTTCACTAAAGGAAGCCTGAACAATGTAACGGTTAAAGGAAAATCATATTTTAACATACTGTCTAATCATTTAGACGTTTCGTTTAACGACATATCCCAATTAAAAAATAAATGTGATGCTTATAACATGGATTTTACAGTGACTACAGGTAATATTTCTGGTTCTGCTACGAGTAAATATACCTTTTTTGAAAACGAAACAGCTTTTGTTTATGGTGTTATCATTGGAAGTGAGAACAATAGATATTTTTTCTATGGTTGCGTAAATCAACTTAATATACACGTCAATACCAATAATTCAAATATTATCTTTACTATGAACAAGGGTAAAATAAATATCACAGTTAATAAAGGTGGTATATATTCTGTAAGTGCTAAAAAATTGACACCGATTTTCGTTTGACAAACATATGTTCGAAAACATCAACCCTGTATGTGTTTCTCACACACGGACACAAGTCCATAATGTTCTAAAATAACTGATTTTCATAGTGCAATGTGCACAATTATTGGATTAATTTCCAGTAATAGTTGTGTATATTGCACTAATATTTTGTCCGCTATGTGCGTACAGTGGACATGTCTGTCTATGAGTGTCTATGAGTGTCCGTGAGTGTCTGTGAGTGTCCGTGAGTGTCCGTGAGTGTCCGTGAGTGTCCGTGGTGGACGGACAAATTTGGGGATGTGTCCGTGTGGGCG